GCCACCTTCTTGGCTAGAACCGGACAGCCAAGAACATTGAGTTCCAAACCGATCTTAGTTGCAGAACCCCTCTCCTTGCCCTTGAAGAAATCTTGAAGGTCGCTGACAGGAACCCAATGCTCCGGATTGCGAGTAATCTCATACTCCTCGCTCAGCACCTCCTCCAAGCTTCCATTCAGTTGAAGAAGGTCATCACGAGCGAGAAGCATGTTCTCCGGAATCTCAGGTTCTGCATACCCATTCCTCGCCCAGCGGTTGAACTCATCCACCATCATCCAAAAAAACGCATCGCCATACTCAGCCGACTCATACTTACTGCTGAGTGTCATGTCGGCCTTGCGCTGCATAGTTCCCAATGCAGGACAGCCGTCTACAAACTGGTAAGACCAAGTAACCGACTGAATACGCTGACGCACAGCCTCGTCAATCGGATTGATTTTAGGCATGTCATTACACAGCATAAACAAGGTAGCCTTGTTGACAACCTGAACCTCGTTGCTATACAGCTTACGGATCTTGATTGGGTCACCACCGCTCACAATGGTCTTCAACATGTTACCCTCGATGTGCACCTTGCTCTTCTCATCCGTTGGCATCCGAATCTCACTGGAAAAAGCAAAACGACAATCTACCACATCATAGAGCCAACCCATCTCGCGCGAACTTTCTCCACCCTCCGTTCGTGTCAGCATTGAGTTTCCATTGAAGTAACCACAGTAGGATCCGAACGCCGAACTACACAGCTTGGTAATCATACCCTTACCTGAGTTCGTAGGACCAATGGCACCCACCATCTTCTTGCGCTTGAAATCACCGATGGCAGCCCTCATGAAGTTATGCAGAAGCAACTTCCACTCAGTCTCGCTCACAAACGAACCGGAGAAGCTGTGCTTCATGATGTCCTCCATGACCTTCTCATCCTTGACCGTTGGGAAGTTACGAGGCATTGCCTTCTTGAAGACAACTGCGGAATCAAAACCCTTGGTGAATGAGCCGGTGGTGAAATCATAGATGCCATCGCGGAACAGAAGCTTACCATAATCCGAACTCATCTTAGAGAACATATACCCATCGCTCTTAGGAAGAACAGAAGGCAGCTTGGTGATGAGGTTCTTGGTGTTCTTGACAGATCCTGAGTAATTGTACTTCACAATACCAGTCGGTCCCATCTGCTTGAAGACCAACTTAGCTTTGCAATTCGTAATCACTCGTTCAAGGTGAGCCTCCTCATTAGACCAGATTCCAGTTGAATCATCAAAGACCCAAACCTGACCGGAATCCATCACAATGTGGTCTCCCATGAGCTTGACAAAGACCTCGGCCGCATACGCATCATCTACCATAATCTCACTTGACAGCAGACCATCATCCTCCTTGAACTCAAAGTGGTGTTTGAGAGGCTTGTTGACAACATGCATAGAATAGCCAGTCTTCTCGGTTATAGCCTTCTCGCAACCGCGCAGAAGCTCCTCAGGGAATGACTCCTCACCCTTCAACTTCCTGACCTCGCCGCCGTCATGAATGAAGATGTCCATTGAACGCTTCTGGCTCTTGAAGTACTGATCCATTGCCAGAAGACACTTCCGCTCCTCCGTTTGCAGAATGAGAGCGAACAGAGAGAAACGAGGATTGGACTTCTTGGAGACCTTGCTATGATGCTCCGGAAACTTAGACCAGCACAAGTCTACAATACACTTCATCTCAACCTCAATCTTACGAATGAGACTGATGTCCCCCTCAGGACCAATGCCATCATCATTGTAGAACTCGCCGTGAAGCTTGACATTACCGCCGTATGCAACCTTCAAGAAAGCGGTCTTCGCAATACCACGATTGGCACTGACTTTGGTTAACTCGGCATCGCGATTGGAAATGTATTGACGAATAGAATCCGTTTTCAAACCCCATCCATCTGCCAACTTGGAAAGAATGTTATAATGGCAGTTCTCCATGTCAATGTCCCAATAGTGCTTAGCTAACAGAGGGTTCCGAATGTCGAACGGAAAGGACTGCAACCCCTGACCTCCACGAGCGTATAGACGACCAAGGCGGTTCTTCTCACACCCTCGTCCATACTCATAGATGACCTCTACCTCATTACCATTCCGGCGACCGCGCTTGTAACGACCAAGATTTCCCAAATCACGCTTACTGAAAGAGTCAGTTCTTGTGAGAAGTGCATCCATAACCTCAGCGTCATAGGTCTCATACTTGTGTAACACTTCATCCACATTGACTTCTTCGGTAGTCGTTGTTGTCGTCGTTGTCATTCTTATATAGTATTAAGACTTTTTGTTTAAGCCATTTTACGAAGGAGGGGTCGGCGACACTTTTTTGTCGTATGCTGCCTCAATCAACTCAACCAGCTTCTTTTGATTCTCCTCATCAAATTTGGTAAGGTGAGGAAGAACATACTTCTCAACCTCATCCCATGATGGGTATAGACCCCAGCCCTTGTTGAGGACGGCACACCCCTTGCGAATGAGAGAGGCTAACAGGATGGATTCAATTGCTAGATGACAACTAGAACAGCCGTCGAGTGGAAGCTCTGGAATCTTAATCATAAGTTCAAAGCTCCATGATTCACTCGGTAGGTCAGGGTACTTACGGCGCATCGTAGAGAGGTGCATCTTCCACCTCTGATCTACATTTATGCTTTGACCCACATATACCTTGTTGGTTGCAGAGTTACGAATAACATAAACCCCACAAGACCCCCCACGAGTGTTCCACTTCTCAGGGTTCGCCACATAATACTTCTTATTGTACGCTCTCTTTCGTTCAGCTTTATGCTCCTCGGACACTGGCTTTCGACCCATTACTTATTATTAAGACAAAATCTCTAAGCCATTAACTACGAGCACAGGGTTAATTCCGGTTCTACGCTAAGGCGACATCGGAAGCGTAACCTCCTGAACGGTCTCTGCGCCACCATGCGTGTCCTTCATATACTCTCGTTGGAGAGTTCCGGTGTGACCCATCTTCTCGGCAGTGTCATCCATGTCCTTGACATCATACTTGTAGGAGAGGAAGATGTGACGGAGCTGAGTAGCTCCAACCTGCTTACCGAAGATGCGGTTCAGGATTCGAGTAATGGAATTCACAGCTACAAGCGGAGAACCATCGCGGTGAACCAGCAGAGGGAACGGCTTTGTCTTTGCAGTTACCTTCTTCCCTTCGAGTGCAGGGTGGTGCGCGAGGTATGTATTCAGACACTTCACAAGGGCAGGAGGAACAGGAAAGGACTGCTCCCCATGAGTCTTAGAAGTCTTGTACTTACGGAACATGAAGTGCGGAGGAGTGAGAACATAGTAGTTGCGATCCGGAGCAGTAGCCTGAGCGTGAGTCTTGACAACATCCATGAACTGGTAATCCTGATTGCGGCGAGGCTCAAACTCAGTAAAGAGCGAGAGAAGTGCATAGGAGAGAAGAACATCCCACTGGCCGACACTAACCTCCTTACCAATGCCCTTGATTTCATCACCAAGACGCTCTACATGTGACTTGACGACATCCCACGAGAGCCAGTTCTTCTCCTGCTTCTCCGTCTTGACAGATGTGTCATTTGACTGCGCCGCCTTACCCTTCTCCATCATAGCAGTGTAGTAGTGAGAATAAATCTTCTTGTAGGTCGGCTTGTCCTTGACGAGCGAGAGGGCGGCGACGACAGTGGCAAGAAGGCTCTTCTGCGTATTCTCCGAGAACTCAGAGAGACGCTGGTCTACCGACTCCTTGTTCTTCAACCATGCAAGGTTGGTGAAGGGGCGAGTGTTGTTGAGAGAATACAGAGAGCGAATGTACTGAGAGGCTGATGTCTCCGTAATCCCACGCTTTGCCACTAGTTCCTTGTGCAGATCCATCATATACTCAGAGACAGTCTTCATTTATAACTACTTCAAGAAAGAAGTATTTACGACTAAACGATGATTTTCACTTTGAGTTCCATCCATCTTCAATTACTCGAATCTGAATTCGTTGGGGTAGGTGAACCATCCATCTCCAAAAGTAGACAGGACGGATCATCCAAGCTACCATCAACGTTTAACATAGGACGAGTTTATTTCAAATCCAATCCACCGGCGGTTCATCTTCTCACATGCGCGACCGGTCGTGCTTAGGAAGGGACAATGCCTTTCAGGATGTGAGCGATGACATCTACATTGAATGCATTTCCCAAACACTTATACCGATGGGTTTTTGCTACACCCTCTGTATAGTTGTCAGGGAGACCTTGAAGACGCTCACACTCTATGGGGGTCAGTTTGCGTATTACATCACTGATGACAAGATTGTCCTTCTGGACGCTTGTGAGGGTTCCACACTTACCATCCTCACGAGTCTCAATGCGTCGCTGGTAGGGGAGCGTGGTGTCTCCATCTGCTCGGTGTCCGTCAGCGTTCAGTCGCCGCCCAATCTCACGGCCTATTTTATACAGTCCGGTCTTCGCACCAAGCCCACCACCGTTTGCCGAGAGTGTGCATGACTTTCCATTAGCATCATACACACGGTTTGCCTGTGCGTCGCTGTTGCCGATGTGACCGATCTTGACCATAGTCCCCTTCTGCTTCTTTGCATTGTATTCAATCTGAGCCGGTGTCGGTGAGACCTTATAATAGGTAGGGGTTAGACAGAATGACTTACCGTTGAGAACGAACCTCTCATCCACTTCCCTATGCGGCTGCAAAATGTCCTTCAATAGAATCCCCTTGTCCTCAGGCAGCTCAAACTGTATGTTCGTCCAGAACAGTCGCTTACGACTCTGAGCTGAAACTAGTGATGCATCAAACAACACAGGCTCTACTCCAAGCTCTTTGGTTATTATGTCCCTGTCTTTCTTTGGCATCGAAGCTACATTCTCCAACACCCACCATTTCGGTTTCGCTTCTTTCCAGATCCGAACCCATTGCCAGAACAGAGAGCTATGTTCTCCCTCCAACCCCTTACGGTCCTTCTTGGCTATGGAAAGGTCAGTACAAGGACTCCCTCCAATCAACAAGTCTATTGTCCCAAGACAGTCTCCACACAGCTTCGTAACATCTCCAATATGAATCGTGTCAGGGTAGTTCTTCTTAGCGACTGCAATAGCGTTGCGTTCAACCTCAGATGCAAAGTAATCTCCAACCCTGAACCCAACCCTCTCTAACGCAACCCTAGCGCATGACACTCCATCAAACAGAGAAAGAACCCTCATTATTATGAAAGCAGGTTAGATTTACCCAACTAAAAACTAATAAGAAAAGCAAGAATGATTCGTGTTTGTAACTGCCATCCAACCACTGCATCGTTTGAGAACCACAACTGGTCCATCGAGGGTGAGTTCGTAGATGTGCTTTCATTCCTCTGTGAGATGTGTCTGAACCGGCAGCATGGTACAGAGATGCTCATTCACTCGCAGTCGATGTATAGTTCGCTAGGCGGTGTCACCTTTCACTTTACATCCAACTGGTCTCCCAATGAAATGAATGCTGCACTCAACGAGCATACCCTACTCAACATAGCCATCCGATCCTCCATCCGCTACTTGGGAACAGACACATACCCTACCAATGCGAGTCTAGACATCGTTATGCACTGAGTTCGTCGAACGAGCCATCTTATTGTCGAAATGAAGAGTATGGCAACATTCTACAAGTCCGATTGTTTAGATGCACTAGCTCAAATGGATTCGCGCTCTGTTAACCTCATATACTTTGATCCGCCATTCGGAACAACTCAGAACACATGGGATGAGAAACTGAACTGGCCGAAGGTCTTTGCAGAGTGCTTCCGAGTCCTTACCGAAACAGGTATGCTGGTAATACACTGTTCTATTCCATTCAACTACGAACTCATCCGCGCTGCACCCAAGCCACCGTCTCACACATGGTACTGGAAGAAGGACTCTCACACCAACCCAATGCTTTCCAAGATTCAACCACTGAGGGACACAGAGGAAATCATAGTCTGGAAGAATACGAAGGGAGTATACTACCCCCAGAAGATTGGAACGGAAATTCAGAAGTCAACCTATATGACAACATCCAGCTACTATGGTAAGGACACTCGTAATCAGACCTGCACCTATAACATTGGAAAATACAGAACCCATTTCATTACGATGAAGCGTGAGCGAGATGGATTCTCAACTCGTCCACGAGACCTAGTCAAGCTAATGATTGATTCGTATAGCAAGGAAGGGGACACGGTGTTGGATCTATTCTGCTATAATGGACTGTCTTACTTATGCAGTCAAGGGCGCAAGTGGATTGGCGTAGACAAGCATTTCATTCCTAAGCATCTAGTCTAGACATCGTTATGCACTAGTTCTATTCGGTAATTACAACGGAAAAACAGGTCATACTGCGAACATATAGTAAAAACCAAGAACACATAGGAAAAACAAGTAAAAAAACATGTTTTTTTACCTGAGTTTTCATAGGTCTTTCTGAAATTACGCTTAATCTATGTGTTTTTATTGTAATTACATAGTAAAGACAATGAAGTTAGTTTGTTTCAGCAACACCGGACAGATGCCACTGCTAATGAACATGCTGAACTCAGCGGTCAAGGTTGGCATACCCATTGAGATGTTTGATGTCTACATTCTCGATGACAATCAGGATTCTGCAAATTACGGAACTCGCAAGTTCGGTGACTACACGCGGATCAAGATGGAGTGTATTCTGAACTCACTCCAACGAGACCCAGAGGTATTGTGGGTGGACACGGACATTGTCTTCTTGGAGAACTGTCTCGATGACATTCAGAGCTATGGTGGTGACATTGTAATTCAGGATGACTTGTGGTCGCCATGCTGCGGCTTCTTTCTTGCGCGTCGTACTAAGATGACCATTCAAGTTCTTCAAACCATAACAAATAAGATTCGTATTGGAGAGACTAATCGTGGAAAGTTAGCTGATGACCAGAGTTGGTTTCAGGGCATATACATAAAGAACCCTGTTGTTGTCAGTAAGCTTCCGGTAGTTCATTACCCTAATGGAGATGTCTACTTTGTTGAAGAGAACCGGTCTCTTGCTAAGATGTTCCATAACAACTGCATCGTTGGAGCCGACAAAAAAATTGAACGGTTCAAGAAAATCAACCGCTGGGATCCGACACCTATTGACCTACCGAACATCCGTAAGGTTGGAGAACCTGTCATTCAGACGCTATGATGTGGGAATAAAACAGGACACAAAAGAACTCACCTACTAACAAATGCCATACACTCCGTATGCAACTGTTCGTAAGGATTCCAATCCAAAAAGCAAACAGACCAGTGGGGTTAGTGTATACCCACTTTACACTGCACCTGCTGTTATAAAGAAGGCGTCGGCTGGTGCAGTTGCGACCGGCGGAACCATAACAACGGTTGGAGGTTACCGAATTCACACGTTCACATCTGATGGTACATTCACGCTCACCTCCCCTGCTTCTCTTTCAGTTCAATACCTTCTCGTCGGCGGTGGTGGTGGAGGTGGTAACTTTATTGCTGGTGGTGGAGGTGCAGGTGGAGTGAATAGCGGCTCGACGAGTTTTACAGCGCAAAGCTATACGATTACAATTGGTAATGGAGGCACTGGGGCAACAACAGGGGTGAATGGTGGGAGCGGTCAGAATACATTTGTAAAGGTTGGAGTCACACCTATTCTTATAGGAGTGGCCGGTGGTGGTGGTGGCTACTTGACAAACAATGGTGGAAATGGTGCAAGTGGTGGTGGAGGTGGTGGATTGTTCTCTTCGCATACAACCGGTGGAACTGCCTCACAGGGAAATGTGGGTGCTGGATCGGCAAATGTATTTAACCATGGTGGCGGCGGAGGTGGTGCTGGTGGTGCTGGTGCATCAGGAGGTGCTGACAATACTGGCGGTGCAGGAGGAGTTGGTCTGCTAATGGCCGCGCCTTTTGGAGGTGTGTACTATGGAGGTGGCGGTGGCGGTGGTGCTGATGGAGACGGAGGGGGTGGGGCTGCTGCTGGATTTGGTGGAGCCGGTGGTTCTGGTGGTGGTGGTGCAGGTGGTGCAGGAGCGGCTAAAACACCTCAGACCGGAACAGCTGGAACACCAAACACTGGTGGCGGAGGTGGAGGTGGAGGTAACGATGGTGTGGGAGGTGATGCTGGATGTAAGGGAGGTGATGGCGGTTCAGGTATTGTCATTATTGCCTACACCTACCCTTAGGAATAAAACAGGACGCAAAAGAACTCAGCTAGTTACAAATGCCATACACTCCGTATGCAACTGTTCGTAAGGATTCCAATCCAAAAAGCAAACAGACCAGTGGAGTTAGCGTGTACCCACTTTACACTGCACCTATTGTAAAGAAGACTGTGGTTACACCACCATTCAACCCAGCTAGTTTAACTGCGCCACTTATTGTTTGGTTTAAGGGTGATTCAGGTCTCACAGCAGGTCGATGGGTGAACAATGGAACCAATGGCGGACAAGCCACGCTCACTGGTGGTACTACGCTCACGACCGTTAATGGACTTGGGGCAGTCACATTTACTGCACCCACAGGGTATGGGTTCTACACTCAGAACTACACAGGGCAGCCTCACGCCGAGTTTTTTGTCATCAAGTTCAACGCTGACATCTCCGCCACCAATGTCACTACCCTCGCTGGTGCTTTGTCTGTTCCAGATTCCTTTGTTCAAATCTATACCTCTGGGGGTCAGCAAACTATGGTTCTCTCACCGTTTGGAGGAGGGGCAACAAGTATTGTAACCGATGTGTTCTCCGCAAACCAAACTTCTCTTCCTGCTGTATTCGGAGAGTTCGCCTCGGCGACTGCTGCCAATAACCTCGCTTACTACAATGGTACATCATTGAATCTGACTACACGCAACGCTGCGAGTGGGTATTCAACAGGGAACCGAACTGCATATTTGGGTGCCTTCAACAATGGTACACCTAATCCGAACTCAACAGCCATAACCTGGTGCGAGGTGCTGTGTTATGACGGTGAGTTGACATCTACTGACATGACGAATGTTGTGAATTACTTACGCACAAAATGGGGGACTTCGTAAATAATCAGCGGTATAAAAACTATTTGTTAGGTAAAGACAATGCCTGTTGTTGTAATGAAAGCGACCGAAGGATTCGCCGATCGGTTCCAAGTTCTCTCTCACTGTATTCGGTATTGCAAAACGCATGACGCATACCTGTGTGTGGATTGGACGGATGGCATCTGGGGAAATGGCAAGTTCGACTTCCATGATGTGTTTGAACTTGTGAATGTGAAGACAATGACGAGGGGTCAGGTTGCCGCCTTAGCTCAGATTCCAGGTATTAAGATTCGTCCGTCCTGTTGGACTGCACTTGACATTTGGAATCCGACGAATTCAAAAACAGGTGGTGAGGGGTATACTGGCGAGTTCATGACAACCGAAGACCCTCCTTTGAAGCGCGAGGGTGACATTCTGGTTACCAACGGTCAGGGTAATCGTGGATGGTGGACCGGACACCTGACAACCTATATTCGCATTCGTCCGAATGTGAGCGAACAGATTAAGGCTCTTCTGACTGGTTACAATCCTAATTCAGTCTGCGTCCATCTGCGTGGTACCGACCGTCCTGATCCAGAGTTCATGTGGAATGCAATTGCCACAGTTCTTCAATTCCCTGAGAATGCGCCTGTGAATGTTGTAACCGATCAGAAGTCTCTGTATGATGCGTTTGTTGAGGAAGTACCTCGTGCAAAGCTGGTGAACCCTCGTGGAGAGGTCTTCAAGATTCCTGAGACCGATGAGTGTGGAACCCATCATACAATTCCTCCGATTATGAAGGAGTATGGTGTTGACAAGTGGCGTATGACAATTGAGCTTCTGGCCGACTTTGTTGCACTGTGGGGAGCGCAATGGACTGTCGGTAAGACCAAGAGCTATTACTACCGTCTCGCTAGGGAATTTGCTAAGATGCCTCAGACCGAGATGAAGAACTTTCTAGGCTGGACTGTATGGGAGGAGTTTCCCAGAGTTCAGGAGGAGGTTCAAAAAACCTAACATAGAGTAATGGAGCACCAGTTAGCTCAGCTGCATTATGCACCGGATGTGTACTTGCGAGATGTAAAGCGAAAGGCAAAGAAGGAGGGTTACAACCCTGCTCGTTTGCAGTTCTCAGACGACTCAACTCACAAACTTGAATACAAGACACCAGCAGGACGAACCAGTCGGTTCGGTCGTGTTGGGTATGGAGACTTTCTAATTTGGTCTCATTTGGAGAGGGAAGGTGAAGCTCCGCATGGTATTGCGTCACATAAGCGTAGAGTCTTTCATACGTCGCATGAGGCGATGAAGGGAGATTGGAAGACGAATCCGTATTCTCCTAACAATTTGGCTCTTCGAGTTCTTTGGTAGCTCCGGCCTCCCCAAATGAAACCTTGTTTTTGCACTCTTATTTTCATAACGCATCGGCGGTCTATACTCAGGAGGACAAAGTGGAGGTATAACCTCTTCGTCGCCTTCCTCTCCTACACCCCACCACTTACTCATTCTTGTTTTAGTGTTTCTAAGTTTAAGCGTACTCTGACATCGCAGCCTTCTTGCCACGACCCATGCCCATAGGCATCTTCGCCGCACCAACAGGGCGGTCGAGGGACGGCTCCGGCGCGTGGGGTGCAGCGGAGAGGATGTCCTGCTCCGTGAGAACACCCTTGATGATGCGGCTAGAACCCTTGATGGTCTCAAAGAAGCCGGAGCTGATCGGCACGACATAGAGACTTACGCCACTCGCCGCAATGCCGCCAACGAACTGGCAACCCACCGTAACCGTCGCCTGGAAGGTGAAGTTACCAACGAGTCCAGGAGCCTGACCGGCTTGGAGGGCGAAGTCACGCCCAGGGCGGAGGACAAGCGGTCCACCTGCAAGAGGGAGGTAGGGGGAACCAACAGCGTTCGCCGTGCCGAGCGCCGAGTCCACCGCCCACGTCTGGGACTGGCGAGTCTCACCGGACCAAGTAGGGAAGTCCATGTCAAGACCGTTATTCACGGACATCTTGTAGAGCTGGTACTGCGTGTGATTGGCAAGGAGACCAGAGAAGTTGTCAAAGTTCAATGAGAAGCCCTGGATCGGCAGCGTGAAGTCACCGATGGTGCTGTCCCAAGTCGTCGGACCAGACACGCCACCGCGAGTCGTGTAGGCGGCGCTGGTGAAGACCGTCGCGCCAGGGGTCGTCGGCTTCATGTAGATCATGATGAGGTCAGGGATGTTAGGGAGAGTAATCGTGTTCGTGCTGATCTGCACTGCACCAGTCACAACACCCTTTGAACTAGTAGGTGCAGATGCGAGTGTAGACGCAACCGCAGGGAGACCAGTCGTAATGTAACGAGGGAACTCCATATACGGCACAATGCTCTTCGGCGGAAGAGGAACATCAAGCGCCGGTGTGAGGAACTGAACGCTGAGAGACGGTTGATTCACGTTCGGCGAATAGCTCGTACCAAGCGTAGCCCATGCTGGAACACCATAAGTAGCTGTTGCCGTACCGAGAGACTGACCGGAGAGGTCTGAGCTGAAACGAACCGCGCGAGAAGGATTCGGCAGCAAGTTCATCTGCACCTGGAAGTTCTGAACACCGAAGAGACCAGTGGAGAGCTCGTGAGCATCACCGAAGATGAATGGCGGAAGGAGGAGGTGCTCAGACGACTGCCAACGGATGTAGACGTTCTGCGTCGAAGCTGCCGTCGCACTCGATGCGGCAGAGAACGAAGAGCAGAGCGGAAGACCCCACGGCGTGGCACCAGTGCCGTTAGTGGTAGCCGCGAGGGGTGCGCCACTGGAATCGCAGAACCAGAACTGAGACCATGCACCGTTGGGGAGGTCATCCGTGCCGTGAGCCTGACCGTAACCACCCTGGGGGCTGTTCGTGACGATGGGACCAGCCGTACCAGCCGTGTTAACCGGAATCGCGTAGGCGAACTTGTCAAGCATCGTAGGGCAGGTACGCTGCTTACGGTGCTTCTCGAAGTCTTGGAGACGGAGAACCTGATTCAACACATCCTGCGTGTTGACCGTCACCGTCGCGTCGTTGATGGTCGCCGTCATCTGCGCGACCGTCTGGTGGGAGGGGAAGGCCGCGAGGGCGACATCATTGTATGTCATGAGCGGAACGCCTGACGCCTGGGTCTGACCAGCTGAGGCGGTGCTGGATGCAATCGAGAGCGTCACCGGAATCTGGATTACACCACCGCTGATCCACTCAACAGCACGGTCAATAAACACGTTCTCGGACGGCACGATTACGTTGAACTGCTGCGCCGAGCTGTTCGCCGTCTGGGCGTTGAAGCTCACGTTCGTGAGCGACAGGGCACCCTTCTCCACTGCATACTTCGGCTTCGTCTGGATGACACGCGGATCGTAGACAGAGTACTTCGTCACCTCAGTCGTCATTTTATTTAACCCTCACGAGAAGAATTCCAGGAGAAACGCCGAACCTTTACTTTCGGACAAAGCGGAGGCGGAAGCTGACAGTTCCAGAATTATACAGCTGGATCGGAGTGACAGTGTTCGTGAGGCGATTACGCCATCCGAGGCGGAGGTCGAGATTTGTCAGTCCATCAACTGAGGGGTCAAGTGCAGAGAAGAGAGGGACGAGGGGCTTGTACTGGATGAATCCACGCCACAGGTCGGCCGTGACTGCATCAATCGGAGTCTCCAAGAGAACCTTCTGACTAGCTCCTGCAACACCGCTTGTGCCTCCGGAGTTGCCACTTCCAAGTAGAACAGGGTTGGCAACACCCTCGAACCGAACCGGAATCTGCGTCGTCGTGAGGACGAGGGATGCAATCGGAGACCAGAGGGAACCGGTGGAGATGAAGTCCTGCGTCTCGCGGTAGTAGTAGACGCTGGGGGCAGTGGCGACGCCCCACGGCTGAGGAAGGGTGAAGAATACGTCACTAGGGGAGGTTGGGTTCACATTCACAATGTTCTCAGGGAAGTAAACCGCAGTCGTGCTTCCCTGTACCCATGTGGCGGCGGATGGGGCGATGGCGACACCAGACGGCTGGGTGTAACTATACGCGTTTGCGGTTGTACCAACGGTAACCGAAGTCGGAGGGGAGGTGGTTGCGGTTTGAACTGAAAGCAGTGACGCCAGACCACCGAAGTAAATCGTGTCAAAGTTGGTGATGAGACCCTCCAAGTTAGTATTGAAACCAACAAAAGAGAACTCGTTAGCTCCATAGGTCTTGGCACTTCCCAGCGAGGTCTGACCTGATGTTGTGTTTGTCGTGCCATACGCACCATACACTGCAAAGGGGTCGGAAACGCCCTGCGATGCGGAAGTTACATTACCAGATGTCTGGATTATGACTCCATACGGAAGGTAGCTGGTGATTGCATCCTGACAGAGCGAGAAGAGACCAGTGCTCTGATTGAACTCAAAGTAGGGGCAACGAGTTCCGCCATAACCAGACACTACTGCATTGACCTTATACATGACCTGTCGCCATGCACCAGCAAGTGCGTTATTCATCAAGTCAACCCAGTGAGTGTAAGAATAGGCATAGTAGTAGGCTAATTCCAGCTGTTTAGGAAGGGCTGTTGTGGGAACGACTGTGTAGGTAGACTGATTCTCCGGAATCCACTGGATCGGAACCGTAGCGAGAAAGGCAGTGGAGGTACCACCCTGCGTCATGGTAAGGCCAAAGCTGACAGTGTAGATGGTCGTATTCACATCCGTGGGGTCTTGGTAGGTTGCAGTTCCAGACTGACCTGCCACTGAACTAGACGTTGTCGTCTGAGTGGGCGCAACAACTGTAAAGGTCGTTGCAGATGGAACGGCTGTAACCACTAGTGGAGCAGTGAAGTTATACGGCACACCGGTACTAGTCAGACCGCTTATAGAATTCACACTAAGTCCGACCGCGAGATTGTGTGCGGTGGTGGTCGTGTAGGTTGCATAGGAGGGAACCGCCGGTGTGGTGGATGAGGCTGTAACCACTGCTGCACTCGAAGCCGTCCATGAGACTGCTGAGACCGAGCGAGTTATGATTGCAGGTTGGATCTGGGGAATGAAGATGGGAAGCGTCTTCGTAGCTCCATTGAGTGTAAAGTTGTCCACACTCACAACATACTTGCCAACATCATTAATGAGGGGGTATTGGCGAGTGTCCTGAAAGTAAACCGACGGATCATCCGTCGTCTGCGTCGTAAACACCGAGTTATTGACGATGGTCGCGTTATAATACACGTACTCTCCGTCTGCCGATGAACCAGTTACGACATTCTGACTGAATGACATTTGTATGGAGAGGGGTTTATTTTATTGACTACTTAACGTTTGATTAGGTTGTAGGTGAATCCGCAAACGAACTCGTCAGGGTTCATATGCCCCTCACGACAGGCATCCTCTACCATCTTTGCATACTGCTTCAAGTCGAGGTGCTTGAAGTAAAGGCGTGTTAGACAGTGGCGTCCGCATGTATTTACATCTGCCTTGTCCTTCTGGAATTTGACTTTGGAGGACTTGATGGTGTAGGGGCTGGACTTCAAGAGCTTTGTCAGATGATTCGTGTCCTGACCGAACTCGCGCTGTTTCTCTTTGGAAATCCACTTCTTCTCACCATCTGCTTTGAATCCACCATACGGATCAAAGTACTCTACAACCGGTTTGTCGCGCAGTTTCAGGAGACAGACCCAGTGTCCCTGCATTGCACTTTCTGTCAGGTAGAGGAGCATAAGTCGTCCCTTCTCATCTAGGATGTCATCGAGTGAGTTTGCATTCAGCAGCTCCGTATAGGTCACCACTTTAAGTGTGGGAATCATCTTCTTCATGTCCGAGTCGCTCAGTGGGTAGGCCACTACTTCCTCCGTCTTCCCTGCTCTCCGAAGAGCGTCCGCCTGTTGAATCGCTCGGTCCAGGTCTACTGGTTTCCGCGACAATGCTGTTCCTGACAGGTAAGTTCTGTAACCGGACTTCCCTTCTAGACTGAACGATTGAATCCGAAGGGGTTGGGGCATCCTTTATAGAGTCCACTGGGTAAATTGTAATACCCTCTAACCCATTGGCTTCCTCTGGTTTCGCAATTGTCTTCATGTCACCAAATTTTGCATTGAAGACCGCTAGAATCTCAGGAGGAATGAGAGGGCTGATTTCTTGGAGACGGTCAATTTGGTCTCGCACATACTTCAAGAGAGCTGTTGGGGTTTGTCTTTCCTCTCTGGGTAATCCAAGTTCAACCGAGAGAAAGCGGTACAGTCTCGAATATTGAATAGAGGAGATTCGGTGTCCTTCCTGTCGTTTAGCCCATCCGAAGTAGGAGCCGGTTGTATTGAGGACCGAGACGAAGAGCGAGGAAACACCCAGTACCACAGGTGTGTAAGGCCACCCCTGAAAGATTTGCGCGGATCCGACACTGAGGAAACCTGTAACAGCGGAGAGGACAATGACTGGGAGGTCGATGAGGGTCTTGCGACCGGAATAGAGTTCCTCTGAGCGTTTATGACACCATGCAAGGCAGTTCGCTTTCTCACCTGCTTCACGGAAGTAGTCTTCCAATGAATGATGCCAGTTGATGAGAGGTCCTTTGTCTCCATCGGACATTTGTCCTAACGCTACATTAGAGGCAGACGGCGGATTCCACGAATATAGCGGCGGTTGTAGTTGCGGTGCATTTAGTACTAGGGTTGGAAAGTATGTATTCAAGGGGGGTGGGTGGGGTCCAGAAAGGGAGGTTGTAGGGTTGTAGGGTTATGGGTTCGTTTTGAAAACCCCCTCTACTTAAAAAAAACTTCTCCAACGGTTTCATCCTTTTTGGCTCCTCGCGAACTTTCCAGACCAGACCCATAACCCTACAACCCTACAACCTCACTGCAACTTTGGAAGTCTACCTAATTTAAGACGCAGGAACAGAGGGTGCCACTACTACCCTTACGCTTTCTTGGTAAGGTAAAGTATGGTATTAGGCCACGCTACATACAATGAGTTTAGTTATACCGATTTTTACTCAGCCGAAATAACAATTACAATGCCTCAGAAGAAGGAGTATGCAAGGAACTACTACCGAGAGAACAGGGAGAAGCGGTTGGCTTACCAACATAACTACATTCAGGAGAACTATGATCGTGTGAAGGAGTACCAGAGGGAGTATGAAAAGAGGCGCAGAGTGGTGAAACCGGTATGTTCTCTGGTAATTACCAGAAATGTAATTGTGCGGTTTGACTAATCGTTATGAAGCCGCCAACTAAAAACTCAGAAGTAAGACAAATGCCGATGCCTGTAATCAACTTCGAGAAGGGGAAGGATGGCAGAGCCATTGCGAAGGTCAAGGGTGGCGACCAGAACGGAGATGTTCTTTACCTGCATATGGACGGAAGCAAAGGCGGTGGTGGAGTTCAGGAACTTGAAATAGGTAAGCATTTGCGTCACCTCCCAGCGCGGAAACGCACAGAGGTCATGATGGTTCTCCAAGAGGCATTCGCTCGTAAGATTCCTCCTCAGCACCTCAGCCCTGAGATTGCTCGTGTTCCAGGAGTCCTTGAAGCCTACGAGGTCATGAGCGAAGGAGCAAAGCAGACTGAGAATACACGAATCAAGCTTCCGGACGATTCTCACTTCACCCTTCTGCCATCCACGGATCCGAAGAAGCGTGAGATTTTCTACATTGCAGGTGCTTCTGGGTCAGGCAAGTCCCACATCGCTAAGGGGTTGGCCGAGCAGTACATGAAGCAGTTTCCTGACCGTTCAGTCTACCTAGTCTCCAAGCTGGATCAGGATGACACGCTTGACAGCATGAAGGGACGCGCGTGTATTCGTCTCAAACCGGCCAAGCTCATTGAGAAGCCGATTAAGACCACAGAGGACATGGAAAAAATGAAGGACTCTATGATTATATTCGACGACTACGACAGCTTCACAGGTAAGGAGGCAAAGGCGATTCAACAGCTCATTGATGACATTGCAACTATGGGTCGTCACCAAAACATTACGATGCTCTGTCTGACCCACTACCTTACCAATTACAGCAAGACGCGTCTTCTACTGACGGAGTCCACGAACCTTGTCGTCTACCCTCTTTCTACCGGAGTGCAGTCACTGAACTACCTGCTTCAAACCTATGTAGGCATGGAGAAGGAAGAGATTGCGCGTCTGCGTCGTGGTGGATCTCGTTGGGTTATGATTTTCAAAAATTTTCCGATGTTCTGCGTCACAGAGAACGAAGCGTTCCTAGTTCACGATGACAGGGCTGAGGACAAGTGAGTTATATAACTAGGGGAGGTGGTACAGGGCGTAGTAGAATCTCGACACCGTTCAGCATAATCAGAAGTCCGTCCTTCACCGGTCTGGCTCCAATATGTACCTTGCCATTCTTCCGAGCCAACCTATACATGTAACCGAAATCCTCATCGCGGTGGACATCGTATACAACCGTTACCCACTTGTTCCCCTTCATCGTGCTGAATGCATAGTCCTTTGTGTCACCAACTTCCATTGTTCCTTTGTTGTATTTACCGCAACTCATCCATTTTTCACCTAGGAGAAACTTGACTCCGAGTTCATGGCAGGTAGGTCATCGTCATACACCACACTCTCTGAGTGACTGGGTAGCTCAGACTCTGGGTGTAGAGCTACCGCCGAAGGAGAGGTGTTTCCTGAATCCAACTCCTGTTGAACCAGACGAGGAAGCTGAGCTGGGTGGATGGGGTTGCGACGATTCCGACACCATTCTATAAATGCGGACACAACTGTTTCTAGACCAGTTGATGCATTATGATTGTCTTGAAGGCGACTCCATTGCCATTTAATCCAGCGTGTAGACACTCCCATCATGATTAAATTACAAACAGCTAAGGCCGTCCGTAATGTTGAGTCAGTAAGAAGAAGTACAGGGTTGGATCTAGCATCTGATGATCCAATAATTACACCATTTGCTATACCCCAAATCATCAGTGGTTCAAGTGAAGCCCTCATGAAGTTATGCACCGCTGTTACAGGAGGTTGCGATGCCATTGCAATCCGACTCATTGTCTGACCACTTCCGGCTACACCGACCCTGTAATGCTTTGCTATGGGAAGTAGATGCTCTTTCAACATGAGAGCTTTGGTACCATCTTGCAGAACTTCTTTCAACTGAGGAAGCAGCTTCTTCGGATCCATGACATGGTCGAACTGACGGAAGTAGAGCTTTGCCATCCGGTCACGCATCAGGTCTAGCTCCTCACGACGCTTGGCTGGAACGGTAGCCTGAGGGAACTCTTCCAGCACTTCCAGATCCGAAACAATTGTATATACAGCTCCCAGTTCAGAGTTGAGAAGTTCAATCAGCTTACCCTCATCCGTCTTGTGACCTTCTGCCTTTGCCAAACTCAGCATACGCTTAGCAACCTTGATGTAGTTCCCATCGTCCTCGTAGAGTAGGATGTCTTCGGCCAACCCCTTCTTCAAGGACTGTAAATGTGCGTAAGGAACACCCTTGCGCTTCAACCAGAGTATGATGTTGGAAACCTCGACATACCGGTCCTTGACCCAAGCAACCACATCCACCTTTGTAATTCCAGAGGACTTCATTGCAGTTGGAAGGTAGAAGGTCTGTCCTCTGTACTGAATGTGACCGGTTGCCACATCCGACGGAGTCCAACGAAGAACACCGAATCGCAACTCCTTACGAACACGCAGCTTCTCAGGAACCGTCAGATGCGGTTTGAGAAGGTCTTTTGCATGACCAAGTTCCTTACTCGTAATGACCTTAGACCTCCATAGTTCGTTCAGATGCGCTAACTCGCGCTTCTGATCATACTTTGCACCCTTCATCAGATTCCATTCCTTGACCTCACCGATTTTGATGTCAGTAACCTTACCTACACGCCCAAGACCCTTGACTAGGCGCTGGAAGGCACGAACATTAGCGGCAGTAAGTGGTACCTCCTCCATGAGGTCATAGTCCGCAGAATACATGACACGATGGTCTTCTGAGCTACCCACAACATTCGGAGTCCCCATCGAAATTGCACTCAGAACTTTACGAACCGGCTTGGAGAACTGCTCTGGGAACGGTCGATGTCCGCCATCCGCCATTTACTTCTCACTCATACAATAAGACAATGAACTCTCCGCTAAGCACTTGGATGCTGAATAATTTTGGTAATGTGGTAATTCCTTCTACTCTCGTGAAATTCCAAGAAACTTCTTCCTTGCTACTTATAAATGTCATTCCAACAGAAGCTTTCATTTGGCAAGGTCTGGGAACAGAGAGCGGCGCAGTGGGTAGCCCCCCAGGAGGAGGTTGAGTGGAGCGTAGGTGCATGTAAGGGCTGGGACTTCAAGACGAAGGATGGCACGAAGTACGAGGTCAAGTCGGATCGCATGGCTCCCAAGTATGGATGGAAGACCATGTATATTGAGTATGAGTGTAACCGTAATCCCAGTGGAATTAGTAGCACGGAAGCGGACTACTACATCTACTGTATGGTGAATTCGGACACTGATTTTAAGATGTTTAAGGTGCCTGTTCCTGAGTTAAAGAAGATGTGTTCGGTTTGCACTCGCAAGACCGGTGGTGGAGATGGAGGCCGGAGCCGTGGGTATGTCATTGAGGTTGAGCCTTTCAAAAACTACAATTGTAGCATCCCCCAGACGACCGCGCAACCGACGACGCAGCCTGAGAGCCTGAGGATTCGGCTCCCTCCTCAAACGACAAGTCCTTTGGGTAGTACCAATCCGACTCCGCACCAGCCGGACGAGGCTTGTCGCCTCCCCACACTCCAATTGAATTTACCTTCGGCAATTCGCCGAGTAGGTTCGGTCGCTCCTCAAACGGTTTAATCTTGACCGTGCGCGTCTTTGCATACAGCTTCTGGTAGTGGCGAATCTTGTCCGCCCCAGGACGCTGAGACGCTTCAAGACTAGCCATCTTCGGACCAGCACCCCCATGTTCCTCTGCCTCCTCACTGCACCAATCCTTGAATGACTTACTACCTCCAACACGGCGTTCGACGGACTCGTCGCCCACCATGTCACCGAGCCCAATAACACTCATGTAGTCGTGAACCTTCATTGTACTTCTCTTGGGAAGATTTGTAGGACATAAACTACGCCGACCGCATCCACAATCCTTCTTTCCTCCACCACTCAGAGTCGTTCCCCATGCTTCAATGTCAGTAGGTGTTGCATACGCAAGGGGTACATCCGGTGTCTCGTAATTCTGTCCGGTCGCCTTATTGTACCAGTTCTTGAAGGACTCCTTCTCTTCATCTGTGCTAGGAGGTTCAGATCGGCTGGTTTGAGGTGCAAATAAGGGTTGCTCCGGAACAACAGGCTCAGCCTTTGGTCTTACCTTCTTGGGGACATTCTTCGTCTCATTCCTCCACATCTCAAAGTCGTCCGTCGTTGGGTTATATTGTTCGATGAACGTAGGCCAGAAGTCTGCCGTTGTAAACATTGAGAATGCACCCTCCCCATATGTCCTGACATACCACCAATCCATGAACTCCATTTTGCCCTCATCATCCCTAGGAGGCTTTCGGTTCTCCACAGACTCATCCCACGCTTGTTGCTGTTCCGCGACTGCTTTCAGGCGGTAGCCCTCAATTTCATCCACGCGACCCTTGTTCGCCTTCTCTTGTTCCTTCTTCCAAGTGGCAGGACTCATACCATTATGGGTCTCCATGAACTGACGCTGCTCTTCTAACAGCGCCTCATTCGCCGCATGGAAATCCTCCTCCCTCTTCTTTGCTTTCGCCTCCGCCTGTTCCCTCGCAAGAGCCTCAGAAGCTTCACGGTTGATTTCATTGATGTCATTAATGACCTCATCATCGACGAGTAGCTGCTCCGCCATGTCCCAGAGTAACTTTGCATTTGCTAGGGCTGGTGCCGCTTTTCCAGGAGTCCAGCGCAGTAGTTTATTAGCCCACCAGTTTTCCTCAGCTGTACGCTTTGCGATCCAGCGGTCAGTCCTCTTCTCAATCGTGTCATCATCTTCATGAATTTGTATGTGGTCTAGCTTGGAGGAGTCATACTGAATGCATATGTTGTTGTAGCAGTCCGGCTTATTGAATTCACCCAGCGGAGCTAATGCTCTCGACTCAGCCATGAACCGCTCGTCCTCCCATAAGTGAAGAGTCTCTCCGAGTGTCTTAGCGTGAGCATCATAATCATCTGCATATTTCTTGGTTGTGTCAACCAGAGCCCCACGACGGAACTCGTTAGCAATCAATTCATGAGTACCCAGTTCCTCAAAATCCATCGGATCGGATTCAATTGCATCCTTAACATCTGACTCGGTAGCTAACGCATCAACTTGGTCACTCTTCGCCTTAGCCGCAGCCGCAACGGCTTCGATGATTGTTGCAGTCATCTCAGCAGCAACCTTGGCTCGTGCAGCCTCAATTTCTTGGACATACTCGTAGGTCTCCTTCATGTTCATCCCAGACTTCGTTGTAGCGCTTGTGCCTCCCACCTTCACCTCTGGCTCCTCTATTTTCCAAGCCTTCGGTGGCTTAGGCCAGTATTTGAGTGGTGTTGGTGTCGGAGGCATACTGAACCGATCCCAATCAGGTTCCCCTGGTTGAGGAGGAGGGACTTCTATGCGACCATATAGAAGTTGCATAACCGGAACTCCATCCTTGTCCCTCTCCTTCTCCATGTTAGCCGCATCCCAGCGGTTGTCAGTCGGCCAGATGTAGCCAACGAAATCATCAGGTGTGTCTTGGTAACATGATCCATCCGGTCGGCTCTCGGTCTCATACTTTGCAGGTTTAAACTTCTCAGCATCGCTATATATGGTACTCTCTCGTGAATTCACCGCTACATCTCGTTCGATGTCGTGCTGTTCAGTTGTGCCATACATCTTCTTAAAGTCCTGCTTCTCTCTCCAATTGAAATCTGCTAGGCAGTAGCGATTCTCAGCCTTCCAAAAGTCGTTCAAATACTTCTTGGTTATGTGGAAGGTGGTATGGTAGAATGCAGCTATGGATTCTTCCTTTGACCATCCAAGCGAGGCTTGAAACCACTCACACACCAGCCTTGCCCTGCTCAAATTAGGGTCATAATCGGTCTGCTTCGACAAGACCTTTGGAGGTTTTGGATCCATGTCAATACCGTTCAAACGACCAATGTCTCGCCATGTCGTCATGCCACCTGCCTTCTTCCCACCGATTCCAGTAGCGCTTGTTAGGTAGTTGTCATTCAACAGGTCTTTGGTTCTCTGATTCCAATTGCTTACTGTTTCTTTAATCCTATTAACATCCTTGACATCTGGCTCGTAATAATTATAGACATTACCACCCTTAAACCTAGAAACGGTTTCACCATAAATGATGAAGAACGGCTCATCCACGCGCTTCAACCACGAGTTAATGTTAAGCGCTCCGGATTCGAACTTCCTACTTGTACTAACCCTCCATGCTTCTACTTGGTTCTTTTCAAACTCATCCCTGAGGTAATCGTTCTGATTGTTCCATCCTAGAATCAAATTGTTTTTTTGTTGATTCTTGAATTCCCAATCTGCTATTTCTTGTTCGGTGGGTTGTATGGGCTTACCCATGGGGACAGGGTCTTCTAGCACTACCTTTTTGCCTTGACCGTCCAATGTAAATTGCTGATCCGGATCAAGAATTGCACTCGGTATAAAATACCCCTCTTGAAAGTCGCGAAGTGCCAGTTTCGCATTCAACTCCTCCTGCTGTAATCTCGGACCTTCTTCCTCCCATTCACTCAGTAGTTCTTCGTATGCCTCCTTCTTCTCATTATAGGTGCGGATCCGCTCAGACTCCTTTGGGGGCTTCTGCGGAGGGTTTAGTGCATAGTAGTAAGCAACCATTCCCTCGCGGCTGCCATACTGACCCATCTCATATGCCAAATCCTGTACCTCCTTATAGTCATCTCCCTGATGCTTGTCGATGGCATCCAGAATTCGCTTATGCTCATTCTTCAACTCATTGAGTTGCTCTTCATAGTCATTCCAAAGTGCAATTTTAGGGGGGATGGTTTCAGCTTCTGGTTTGTTTGGTAAGGGTGTGTACTGCGGTCTTGGAGGTTTTTTCAGCCATGGTTGAGCTTTAAGTACCTCCGTTACAAAGCCATCCGCCTTCGCCCTTGCATTTAAGTATGCAGTCCATTGCTCACCTGGACGACCAAAGAATGTGTTAGCAACACCAGCATACCCAGCCCTAATTTCATTGTCTTTCTGGGAATCCAACTTTGATGCTACGGTTACAGCGCCGAAGAAGTTAGCCATTGCAAGACCTCGCTGAACCGTCTTGCTTATAGGAGTTGGTGCTGTATTTGAAATGACAGACTTCGCACCAGTTGCAGCATACTCCCCAGCCTTCTTAGCAACCACCTTCGTCCCCTTTGCGACAATACGAGCGGTCTGAGCTGAAACAGCCGGTCCCAGACGAGCCATGCCGGTAGCAACGCCCCCCACAACAGCCTTCTCAACACCATTTGACACAGCCTTCTCAACACCAGCTGGACCAGCGCATACAAGCGCTACATTAACGGCCAAGTGTAACCATTCATCTGCATTAGGCATCTCACCATTTGCAATCTTACCAGCCATCTCAATTGCGCTTATAGCGACCTCAACAGCTGGAAACTGCTCTGCAACATACATTAGCATTACAAAGACAGCCGTGGGACTCTTCGTAAGGGCACCTAATGCTCCGAATCCGGCTCGTCCAGCATCCTTCATGGTTCGTCCCATTTCGTACATCCCCTTTCCATTCATGTTGTCGCCGACCCACTGATGAGCCTTGTCTAGATCCTTACCGAACTTACGGAAGGCTTCGTTAACACCATTCTTCTCCGGATCAAACGCCTTGTCAAGGGGTCCGCCTGGTTCAAATGCTTTTTCAAGTCCGTTCTTTTTGGGGTCGAATGTGTCCTCAAACCATTTATTAATAGCGTCATTGCACTCACCCTTAAAGAACCCATCCGCATCACAGCCTCCGCCTTTGAGAGTCTCACTCGCCTTACGAATACGCGCCTTATACTCCTCACGGTGCTTATGAGCTATTCTTCGGATTTTGGCAAAGAACTTCTGTCTGGCTGCACCTTCCATTGGTTAATCCGCCGTTAAAAATATAGGGACTATAAACCAAATGTCTACTGGCGACATGTCCGACTACATGCGTGGAAAGATGGAAGTGCGCCGTCACGGACCAAAGAGGGAGTCTTTCATGAAGGATGGGTTTCACAAGTGGGCGGAGTCAAGCCTTCCTGCACGTGAGGGTCAGGATGAGAAGGAACCGGCCGAGAAGACTGACAGCTACATTAGTATGCCTGGGTACGGCGACAAGAACGCGTCCTCGCTTGGCTATGGTCGTCGTGGTAAGGGTCTACCTGAGTTCGCAACAAAGGCGAGGTCGGTATATGAGACTGCAAAGGTCGTAGTTCCTTTCGTTCGTACGGTCGTTGATCATCCGGAGTTCCAAAAGCTAATTGGAGAGGATTTCAAGAATATGATGGACACGACGCTTACATTCTTGAAGAAGATTGGTCTTGGTCGTCATACTCTCAAAGAACGCTCTCCTCATGTTGCAATTCGTAAGCGCCTAGCTGAGATGAAGAAGGAGGGTCGTGGGGGGGCGAGTGGTGGTGACATGCCGTCTATTGATGAGATTATTACCGAGGGTCAAAAAATCATTCAATGGCTTCGTGACCACAATACGGAGGTCAAACAGGCTCTCAAAGAGGACATTCCGAAATGGCTCCGCGAGAATTGGCCTGGCGAAAAGGTTGAGGTCATGATTCCTGATCCGAAGAATAAGAAAAGGAAGATTAAGTCAGAGTTTCAAAAGAACAACCTTGCTGACACCATCCGTAGTATTGGTCTTGCGTTCGAGGCTCTTGGATTCGGTAAGCCCAGACCGGTCATGGTAAAACACGCCCATACGCTCATCCGTAAGGGAATGCCCCACGGCGAGATTGTTGCACTTCTCATGAAGGACCACTACTTGACGAAGCCTGAGGCTCTCGAAGTTCTCAAACGTGTCGGTGGTCGGATTGGCATGGGTCACGAGGACTCTTCATCTGAGGAGGAGGAGATGGCTCGTCCCATTGCAAAGAAGAAGGGTGGCAAGATGGCGAGTGTAAAGGAGAAGGAAGCTTTGGAGGGCTCGGTCTTAGACAAGGGTGGTCGGATCGGTATGGGTCGTAAGCCGTCTGCCTTTGCTCTCTATGTCAAGAAGTATGCGGCTGAGCATCCTGGACTTGGTCGTTCTCTCATGAAGGAGGCTGCGGCGGCCTACAAGAAGTGCGGAGGTGCAAAGACCCCTCTGCGCGAGAGCGAGGACCGTCTTGAAGAGAAGGCTCGTGGCAAGGATTTCACGGAGGCGAAGGCTCTTCGTCTTGCGAAGAAGGCTGGGAAGTCGGAGTCCGCATATATGGAGGGCGGTCACGGACACCGTCCTCAGGATGATGAGTACACCTTTCACGGACACCCTGATTCTCGTGTTCACGATCAGAGCTCTGGAATGAAGTCAGGTCGTGCTAAGGGCGGTCACGGACACCGTCCTCAGGATGATGAGTACACCTTTCACGGACACCCTGATTCTCGCACATCCCAAGCCAGTATGGGAATGACAACTGGTCGTGGTGGTCGTAAGCCGTCTGCGTATGCACTCTTCGTTAAGGAGTACTCAAAGAAGCACCCTGGACTCGGTAAGTCGCTCATGAAGGAGGCTGCGGCGGCTTGGAAGGCTCGTAAGTAAGAACGACCAGTATTTAATCGCATCTCTCTACAAATGCCAACGCTTCAAACTACGGAGTGGATTGCTTGGCCGTTTCCTGACGCTTCCTACGCGAAGAACAAGGTAGGGCGAAAGTGGGCGAAGGGAGAGGATGCACCGAAACAGGATGCTGAGGTAGGAATGGGTAATCCGTTTGACGCGCATGACAAGGCGGTGGCTCTTGAACGTCTGCGCGTGAACCACAACAAGATGCTCGGACAGATGGGTGTTCGTAACACGACGGAACGCTCTCAGCGGTACTGCCGTATTGCGTCTCAGTCGGCTTCCCACATTCCTGGGAAGTTCGAGGAGCCGTCTTACAAGTTCACGCAGACTCCTGGTGGTCTGCGTGGTGGAACGCAGTACTTCTTTTACAGCGAGGAGGGACAGGGATGGCTCCAAAAGTGGAAGGCTCGTCGCATCGGTGAGCTGAATGCAATTTCAAAGGGTGACTTCTCTCAGGGTAAGCCGGTTCACCTCTCGGTGGCTCCTGGCTATGATGAGATGGATGCTACACTCGCAAAGGTGCTGGATCAGTTCGAATCCGGTGCATTTGGAGGTAGTCTGATTGATGACCTCAATCGTCTCCAAGGTGCACTTCTCCGCGTTGGTGCAACGATTCCGAGCCGTAAACTCGCCGAGTATGTGCAGGTCTTCGGTCTCCTCCGCAAACAGTCTCAGCGCATGGCAGCCAACCTTCCGGTGCGTGGTGTGATGGGTATTGGCGCAGAGGATTCTGCTCAGCGTAAGGTCATTCGTGCGGCCGGTCTTGTCGTTGATCGTCTCATCCGTCTAGCTGAGGAAATCAACCGTGTTGTCAATGAGCCGGAGGATGTGCGTCAACGCGCGGTTGAGGAGATTGGTACTCGCATTCTCGGTGCAGTTGCGAGGGAGCAACAGCACTTTGGATCTGAGACTCGTAATCCTCGTCGCGGTCGTCCTGGTGCACCTGAGACGGTTCAGACAACTGGAACTCTCGAACAGCGCGAGGTCCGTCCGGCTCGTCCTATTGAACCGACAGCAGAACAGGAGCTTCCGGCTGGAACTCCTCCTGAACGTGCTTTTTAGACTCTTTAATTTTTAAAGCCCAATTATAAATGCTAAGCGCAGTAGGAAATCTGGCTGCGAGTAGGCTCTTACCGAAAGGACCAAAGAGCGAGATGCAAACTAAATTTGACCCCAAGACACTTCAATTGATGGCAGAGGCTTCTTACAAAGCCCAACCGCCTCCATCAATAGGGGATTGGCGTCTACTCGTTTCAACACCCACACTCAAACTCTACCAGAACAAAGGGGATTACATCCTTGCTGTTCGAGGAACCTTTGATGCTAGTGACACAAAGGCCGACACCTTCATACCGCTGAATCTCCTTGCGTCAACTGACAGGTACAAGGCCGACTTGAAGACAGTTGAGGGTTGGAAGGGAGCCTATGGAGGGGATTGGTATGCAACCGGTCATTCGCTAGGAGGCGCTATATGTGATGAGTTCCTCCGCGCTAGGATCGTGAAGGAAGCGTATACCTTCAATCCAGCTATTCAGCCCAAGGATTTCCGTCTTACCACGAATAAGCGGTTCTATGCAGTTGGTGACCCAATGTGGACTTTGTTCGGTCAGTACTCTACTGGTGCTACGGTTGTGCCACCGGCTTCAATCCTTAAAGGTCTTACTCAGTCTTCTAATCCACTCGCCGCACATGGCATTTCGTCGTTTGATGGTGTAGGTGACGATGTGTTGAAGGGTGGGATTACAAAGGATCAGAAGGATGCATTTGTTGAAATTGCACCGAAAATGCTGTCAGACATATGGACTTTTCCCCAAGACAAAATGAAGTTCAAGAAGGAAGTTTTTAACGTGGTAGATGCCTATTACAAGGCGACTTCAACAATGGGAGAATCCGAACGAGAGGTGTTTGATCCACTTGTAGATGAAATCAAACGTTTGGTAGACGAGCACTTTGAAAAGAACGACTTTTCTCAGAAATCCATAGCCAGAACACATAATACAATTAGGTCATTCTGGGCTAAATTCAAAAACTTAAAAGCTACTCCCACGCCTGTCAAACGACCAGTTCCTCCTCCTCCCAAGCGTGAAGAGACAAGGGGTGAAAGGGTTGCACGAATGTCAAGGGCTGCATTTCCTCCCATGCAATCGAAGGGTAAGGGTATGAAGGGTGGAATTAGCCAATTTAACTATGATGCATTCATGCGTGAATCTGGTGCGTCTGAGCGGATGGAATTTCACAGTCGTGAATTTTTGCCAAGAAGTAAGCAGTTCTTGGAAGCATACAGTAGATCAAGGCGGTTCATGAGCAAGAAGGAGCGTAGTGATTTGGACGAACTGGTGGAAGAACTCGAACCCTTAGTAACTAGGTATGAGGGGAAGAGCTATGGACCTAGTAAGGGAGGGGATGGGCAAATAAGAGAGGTCTTCTACCGGATCCTAAGCTATGTGAGGAATTTTATGAGCGCTACACCGAATCCTTCGAGTTCAAAGATTGGCAGACCTCATCCGCTCAAACCTGCGCGTCCTCCCCCAGCTCCTGAACCTGAACCAGCTCCTGAACCTGCACGGCCTTCTCGCAAACTTGGAGAGCATGTGGGTGCGTTGGTAAAGAAGATTGAGGGCAAGGGTCGTAAGCCAACCGTAGGGGCAAAAATGAAGCGTGACTTCTTAGCTGCCGGACATACGGAGGATGAGTTCAAGGCTGCCAAGCGCAAGTACAGAAAGGGTGGTGTCGATTGGAAGTCTCTTTTCTAAGCAACAGTCAGAATGTAAATCCGGTCTTCCATCGTCTTAGACATTAGAACATCCTTGAAGAACTCAGCAGGTTGATCTTCGCAATAATCAGTAAGTGTCATAAATCCAGACCGAGATGTCTCGCCAGAACCGGCTGACTTCTCGTTCACATAGACGATGATTTCATAATGACCGTGTTCCCAATGATGAATAGCAAACTCTTCATACTGGAACCACTCTGCATATATTTCCGGAATGTTGAATTCTGATTTCCAAGCTACATAGCCCCTGACATCTTCAATGTCGCGATGGTTGTCTTCGTGGTTAGAGTTGTAGAAGGCAAGGGCATTGTCAATGGTATTCATTTAGGTTAGGTTTCGCTGATTGGAAGCTTTTGTAATCCGTTTTCAATGTAGGTAAGGAATAGGTAAGGAAGTCCATCGGCTGAGCTGTATAGCTCTACCGGTGGCATTCTTGCATTCAGGGGGGTGGGTGGGGTTCAGAAAGGGAGGATGTA